AAAAAAAGAATGAAGTATATTTAACGGTTGAGTGTGAACCGCATATTAAATATGAACTATCAGAGTATTTTACATTTGAGGTTCCTGGCGCAAAATTTATGCCAGCATACAAAAAAAGAATGTGGGATGGGACTATAAAACTTTTTAGTCCAGGAGATGGAAAAATATATTGCGGACTATACAAATACTTAACTGACTGGTTAGAAGAAAGAGATTACACATATGAAGATTTAGATAGCAAATACTATGGAATGCCCAGAGAGTTTAATAGTTTTATTACTCCATCAGCAATTGCTGATTATGTAAAACATTTAAAAATTCCATTTAAAGTTAGAGATTATCAATATAATGCAATTTTTCAAGCACTAAAATATAATAGGAGACTTTTATTGTCTCCTACCGCTTCTGGTAAATCGCTGATGATTTACGTAATTACAAGGTATTTTGTTGCCAAAGGGTCAAACATCTTAATCATAGTCCCTACAACGTCTCTAGTAGAACAACTATGCGGTGATTTTGATAGTTATGGATGGTCTTCTGAACATAACTGTCATAAAATATATGCGGGAAAAGATAAAAATACAAACAAACAAGTTACTATAACAACATGGCAATCAATTTATAAGATGCCAAAAAATTATTTTGAAAAATATGATTGCGTTATTGGTGATGAAGCACATCAATTTAAAGCAAAATCATTAACCAGTATCATGACAAAATTACATAATTGTAAACATCGTATTGGATTTACTGGAACTCTAGATGGATCAAACACAAATCAACTTGTGCTAGAAGGATTATTTGGTCCAGTAAATAAAGTTGTTAAGACTAAACAATTAATTGATAAAGGATATCTTTCTGCATTAAATATTAGTATTTTATTATTGCAACATGAGTCAGGTATATTTGATTCGTACCAAGAAGAAATGGATTATATTTGTACTTTACCTAAGAGAAATAATTTTATTAAAAATCTTGCATTAAATCAAACTGGTAATACATTAATTTTATTTGCTTATGTAGAAAAACATGGACAAGTACTTTACGATATGATAAATAGCAGTGTTACTGCTAACAGAAAAATATTCTTTGTCCATGGAGGGGTGGATACAGAAGACAGAGAAGAAGTTAGACGTATAACTGAAACACAAAATGATGCTATTATAATTGCTTCTTACGGCACATTTTCCACAGGAATTAATATTAAAAGATTACATAATATAATATTTGCAAGCCCTAGTAAATCTAGAGTAAGAAATTTACAATCGATTGGAAGAGCCTTACGTAAGGGAGAACAAAAAGATTCAGCAAAACTATTTGATATTGCTGATGATTTTTCTAAGAATGAAAGAAAAAATTATACATTAAATCATATGATAGAGAGAGTAAAAATCTATTCCCAAGAAAATTTTAACTATGAGATTATTCCAATTAACTTCAGGAGAAAGGAAGAATGACAAATGAATTTTACGGTATTATTAAATTAGTATCTTGTGAAGAAATTATTGGCAATATATTAGTATGTGATGAAGAAGATGGATTTGTTATCCAAAATCCTTTTTCAATAGAAGAAACTATTATTGAAACTCCAGTTGGAGAAATGGTAAAGGTAGAATTACGTCCTTGGGCTAAATTCTCCAAAGAAGAAATATTTTTCGTAGAAAAAGATAAAACAATTACTGTATATGAATCTGATGAAAGACTTTTAAAAATATATAATAGAACACTTCGTAAATACTTTACTGGTGAAGGAAGTAATAAAGTTAATCTTAATGAAGAGATGGGATTTAAAACTAAAGTAGATGATGCAAGATCCACATTAGAGAAGTTATTTAAAGATAGCTAATACTTCTCTTCAACCCTGACAGAGTTATTATACAGAGAATTTAGCCACTTGTCAAGTCTTTCATCATGTGTTATAGTAAGAACAATTAAAATAGTTAATATGCATCATGAAGAAAAAAGAACATTACGTTAATAATAAAGAGTTCCTTGCAGCATTAATTAATTATCGTCAAGATATTGAAATAGCTAAAATCAAAGAAAAACCTAGACCAAGGGTTCCTGAGTATATTGGTGAGTGTTTTTTAAAAATTGCAACTCATCTTTCTTATCGTCCAAACTTCGTAAACTATATGTTTAAGGATGATATGATTTGTGATGGTATTGAAAATTGTCTTCAGTATATTGATAACTTTAATCCAGAGAAATCTCAGAACCCATTTGCTTATTTTACACAAATTATCTATTTTGCTTTTCTTCGTAGAATTCAACGAGAGAAAAAACAACTTGATATTAAAACTCGTATCCTAGAGAAGTCAGGATTTGATGAAGTGTTTAGTGCAGATAGTTCTGCGATGGGTTATGATTCATCAACTATGAATAGTATTAAAGAGTCCCTTGAGATGAAAGTTAATAGATGACAATTGCTCTGATCACTGACCAGCACTTGGATGGTCGTAAAAATTCTCAGATATTTTGGGATTATTTTTTAAAATTTTATGAAACTATATTTTTTCCATCTTTAAAAAAATATAAAGTAAAAACTATTATTGATCTTGGTGATACTTTTGATAATCGCAAAGGTATTGATTTAGGTGCATGGTATCGTATTAAAAAACATTATTACGATAGACTTGCAAGTATGGGTATTACTGTTCATATGATTGTTGGAAATCATACAGCGTATTATAAAAATACTAATATTATTAATACTCCAGACCTTCTTCTTGAACAATATAAAAATATTCATATCTATAGTGAGGTAACAGATATTGTTGTAGATGGTCTTAAAATTACTATGCTTCCATGGATTAATTCAGAGAATCAAGAAAGTTCATTTAATCATTTGAAAAAAACAGATTCTACTGTTGTTATGGGTCATCTTGAAATTTCTGGATTTCAAGCTATACCTGGTCATGTATTTGAGGGTGGATTGCAACCAAGTTTCTTTGATAAATTTGATAAAGTTTTTTCCGGTCATTTTCATCATAAATCTGAACGTGGTAATATTAAATATCTTGGTAATCCATATGAGTTATTCTGGAATGATTATAGAGCAGAACGTGGATTTCATCTCATGGATACTAAAACTAAAAAATTAGGATTTATTAAAAATCCATATAGAATTTTTAGGAAACTTTTTTATAATGATTCTCAGGTAGATTATACAAATTTTGATGCATTTGAATATAAAGATTCTTACATTAAATTAATTGTAGAAGAAAGATCTGATAATTATCTTTTTGAACAAGTTATTGAAAAACTTTATGATGTTGGTATACATGATTTAAAAATAATAGAAGATCAAAATATTGATCTAAATGAAAGTTCTAAAAATTTAGAAGGTGAAGATACTCTTACTATACTGAATAGATATATAGAAGAAACTGAAATTTCTCTCGATAAAACAGATTTAAAAAATATAATTAAATCAATTTATGTAGAAGCATCTGAGGTACATTAATGTTTATTCTAACTCTAAAAGACGGTGAAGAAGAAGGTGCGTATGCAGTAGAAACAAAATCTGGTGATAAAGTTCTCCAAATTTTTGAAAACTCTGATGACGCAGAAAGATACATTGGTCTTTTAGAGGCAGATAATTTTCCTTCTATGGACGCTACTGAAATAGAAGCTGATCAGGCCATTGCGGCATGTGATAGATTCGGGTATAATTATGTGATAATTACATCTGAAGATTTTGTAATCCCCCCCAATTTTAAATCATATGATTTTATTTAAGAGTGTCACTTATAAAAATTTCCTTGCAGCTGGAAACACTCCAATAACAATTAACCTTAGTGATAGTGATTCTACTTTAATTGTTGGTCAAAATGGTGCTGGTAAAAGTACAATTATTGAAGCTATTGTATTTGCTCTGTTCAACAAATCATTCAGGAAAGTAAATAAAAATCAACTTATCAATAGTATCAATGAAAAAGATTGTGTTGTTGAAGTAGAGTTTTCTATTGGTTCATCTGAATGGAAAATTCGTAGAGGAATTAAACCAACTGTATTTGAAATATATAAAAATAATAAAATTTTAGATCAATCTTCATCTGCAGTTGATCAACAAAAATGGTTTGAACAATCTGTTTTAAAATTAAACTATAAATCTTTTACCCAGATTGTGGTATTAGGTTCCTCAACTTTTGTTCCATTTATGCAGTTGACTGCTGCATCACGTAGAGAAATTATTGAAGACCTTCTGGACATTCGTATTTTTTCTACGATGAATGTTATCTTAAAAGATAGAATTAAATCTTCTACAGAAGAACTTAAAAATTTTGAAAGAGAAATTATTTTCTTGAAAGAGAAAGTAACTATGCAGACAAAACATATTGCAGCTTTAGAAAAAACTGCTAAAAAATCTATTTCGCAAAAAGAAGATAAAATTTTAGAATTAAGATCTAGTGTAGAAAATATTGAATTCGATATTACTTCCTTATATGAAAAAATTGAACTCAAATCAAATCAACTTAAAAAATTTGATGGTATAGAAACTAAGATTAAAAAACTTGAGAGAGATATAAACACAAATATAAATTTAATTGCTAGAACTGAAAAAGAAAAAAAATTCTTTATTGACAATGACACATGTCCAACATGTACACAGACTCTTTCTGAAGATCTAAAACAATCTCGAATGTCAAAGTCTTTGAAACTTATTAATGAAACAAATTTAGTTGTTGAAAAATATAAAGGTAAACTTACTAATACTACAGAGTTACTTGCAAAACAAGCAGAAATAAATGGTGAAGTTGCAAATTTAAATTGGTCAGTTAAAACTAACTTAAATAATATCAAATCTTCCAATAATCTTATAGAAGAAATTCAATCTGAAATTAAAGATCTTAAAGAAGATAATTTAAATATTGATGAGGAGAAAGAAAAACTATTATCTATAGCTAATAAGGGATTAGTAGTACAAAAAACTATTGTTGAACTTAAAAAAGAACGTAGGAACTATGATTTAATATCTACTCTCCTTAAAGATGGTGGTATCAAATCAATGGTTATCAAAAAATATCTTCCTGTAATAAATCAATTAATTAATAAGTATCTTCAGTCTTTAGATTTTTATGTAAATTTTACTTTAGATGAAGAGTTTAATGAAAGTATTAAATCTCGTTATAGGGATGACTTTACATATTCTTCTTTTAGTGAAGGAGAAAAAATGAGAATTGATCTTGCTTTAATGTTTACATGGAGATCTATTGCTAAACTTAAAAATTCAGCTAATACAAATTTATTAATTCTTGATGAAGTATTCGATTCTTCACTTGATGTTTCTGGTACTGAAGATTTCTTGAGAATTATTCGTGGCATTTATAAAGATACAAATATTTTTGTTATTTCTCATAAGGGTGAGATTCTTTTAGATAAATTTGATAGAGTTCTTAAATTTGAAAAAGTTAAAAATTTTAGTAAAGTTACAGTATCATGATAGATAAATTTCTTAATTGGATTGATGGTAGATATGAAAATAAAGATCAAGCACTGTCAGATCCTACTAAGTATAGTTATGTTGGGATAACTCATTGCGTGTTACCAAATAATTTTATATATGGAGAACAAAAAAATATTTTTGCTGATAAAATTTACAGACAATTTTTAATAAAACCAATTCAAATTGATAATAAAATTTTTGTTCAAAGTTATTATATAAAAAAAGAAAAATATTTGGGATTTAATAATTTAAAGGATTTTCTTTCTGATTCTTTTATACATAGGGAAGAATGTGATATTGTTTACAATTACCTAGATAATAAATTTGTTGGTGATATTAGAAATTGTAACTGTTTTGTTGAAGTAAATGGTATTGAAACATATGTAAAAACTAATGCCGTTTTATCAGAAAATTATTATAAAATTTATGATAAGGGATTTTCAATTAAAACAAATAAGAGAGTTTGGGGTTCTGTTCATAAACATTTTGAGTTTAAAAAAATAGATAAGGGATACTTATGGAATGGGAGTTGACTCGACTCCTTTGATGTGATACTATAGCCATATACCAGAGGAACTTCCATGTCCACCACAGAAGTCAAAAGTAATCTTGCTAAACTGCTTGCTACTGAAAATCTTACGGTAGAACACACCAACGTTCCCACAGCATCATTTAATGTAGAGACTCGTATTCTTTATCTTCCTACATGGGATAATATTACTAATGAAATTTATGACCTTCTTGTTGGTCATGAAGTTGGACATGCTTTGTATACTCCCTCTGATTATTCTTTAGATAATGATTTTCCTCGTTCATATCTAAACGTCGTAGAAGACGCTCGTATTGAACGTAAGATGAAACAAAAATATCCTGGATTGGTAAAGTCATTTTTCAGTGGATACACTGAATTAAATGATCGTGATTTCTTTGAGATTGCAGATATTGACGTTTCTAAAATGCTTTTGATTGATCGTATCAATCTCCATTTTAAAATTGGTATTCATAACGTTTCTACAATCATTCCTTTTCAGGAAGATGAGAAACAGTTTGTTGATATGACTACCGCGGCAGAGACTTTTACTGATGTTGTAGAAGTTTGTGAAAAGATTGCTGAATTTGTTCGTAGTAAAAAAGAAGAACAACAAGAAAAAATTGATGACGTAGATGTAGATAAATCTCAAACTCCTAGTGATAGTGGTAACACTGTAGATATTGAAGATCTACAAAAAAATCAAACTGAAACTGAAGATCAATTTGATTCTGATTTTGATGATATTGATGATGATAATTATGGTGGAGATTCTGATGACTTTGATGATGAAGAAGAACTTGAAGGTTCCTCTACAGATCAAGCTTGGTCTCGTAACCAACGTAAATTAATTGATGAGGAGTGTCTTCAACGTTTATATTTAACTCCACCTCAAGTTAACTGGAGTGATTTTATAACTACTATTGATGAATTTTCTTCTGATATAGATAATGCTCTTGGTGATATGTCTAAGAAACATAGTTTCTTTAGTATGTCTTTGGAGTCATGGAAAAATGATTATCTAAATTTTAAAAAGGAAAGTAATAAATCTGTATCTTATCTCATCAAAGAATTTGAAATGAAAAAACGTGCTGAAGAATATGCACGTTCATCGGTAGCAAAAACTGGTGTTGTCGATACGAATAAATTATTTTCTTATCGTTGGTCCGAAGACATCTTTAAGAAAACTTCTGTTGTTCCTACCGGTAAAAATCATGGATTAATCATGTATGTTGATTGGTCTGGTTCAATGTCAAACTCTTTGCTTGGTACAGTAAAACAATTGATTAATTTGATTGTCTTCTGTAAAAAAGTAAACATCCCATTCCAAGTTTTTGCTTTTACTGATAGGGGTGGTCATGATTATTATGATACTTCTACAAGTAAAACTAATAATGAGATTGCCGTTTACAAACGTTTTTGTTTGTTTGAGATGTTTAACTCTGATATAAAAGGATCTGAGTTTGAAATCCAAATTATGAGAGTTTGGAATCTTACTAAAATGATTATCTATCGTGGATTCGATGGTGATTATCGAAAGTATGAACTTGGTAGTACTCCTCTGAATGATACTATCTTTGCTGGTATTGAAATTTTTAATAAATTCAAAAAAAGACATCGTGTAGATAAAGTCAATACCGTTTTCCTAACGGATGGCGAATCTAACCACCTACAGTTTAATCGTGTTATTGATGCTACAGATGAAAGAGAAGAATACGTTAGTCGTCGTACTGTAGGGTACTATACAGAATCTCATAATGTTTGCATTAAAGATCCTAAGACAGGTTATGTAGCCACAAATATTACCAAGGGTCAAGTTTGGAGTTCTATTGGGTATAGTGTTACATGTAGTCTAATTGATTACTACAAGTGGATGACTGGATCTAAAGTTATCGGTTTTCGTCTTGCTGATAACCTTGGTGAACTTCGTTATTTGATGCGTGCTATTCGTGATGATGATGAAATAAGTGAGAGTGCATATCGTAAAAAGTGGAAGAACGATAAGTTTTTTGCTGTGAGTGAATATGGATATGATGAACTTTTTGTTCTTGAAAACGGATCTGGATTTAATAATGAGGATAATAGTATTCAAGTAAATCAAGGTGACACTAAAAATAAAATTCGTAATCAATTTAGGAAGTATGTAAAAACTAAGATGCTCAATAAAGTTGTGCTTTCTAAGTTCGTGGACCAGATCGCATAGTGTCTACTGGGGGTATCCAACCCTCAATATTTTTTGTATAATAGCCAAGTATTCAACAAACCGTTATGACAGCCACAGTTGACCAAATGATCGCCGAACTGACTTCTCAGTACGGTCAAAACATTAGTAGAAAGGAACTAATTGAATACACCAAGACTGCAGATGTTTCTCTTGCTACTGTGTGCAAACGTCTAGAACCGTTCAAGTCTGGAAGAGGTGTTTATAATCTTAGTATTGCTGAAGTCCGTAAACAACTAGAAGTACAAGTTAATGATACTGATGTTTGTGAACAAATGAGTTTAGTTCCCCAGAAAGATCCTAACTATGTTCCATTTGGAAACTTTAATGATGTAAAGAAAATTGTAAAATCTCGTATCTTCTATCCAACGTTTATTACTGGTCTTTCTGGTAATGGTAAAACTGTATCTATTGAACAAGTTTGTGCCCAACTTGGACGTGAACTGATTCGTGTAAACATCACTATTGAAACTGATGAAGACGATCTTATTGGTGGATTTCGTCTTGTTGATGGGTCAACTGTTTGGCATAACGGACCTGTTGTGGAAGCACTTGAACGTGGAGCAATCTTACTATTAGATGAAGTTGACCTTGCTTCAAACAAAATCCTCTGTCTCCAATCCATCCTTGAAGGGAAGGGTGTGTTTCTTAAAAAGATTGGTCAGTATGTACAACCTAAATCTGGATTTAATGTAGTTGCTACTGCAAACACTAAAGGTAAGGGTTCTGATGATGGTCGTTTTATTGGAACTAATGTTCTCAATGAAGCATTCCTTGAAAGATTTGCTCTTACTTTCGAACAAGAATATCCTTCAATTGCAATTGAAACTAAAATTCTAAACAACTATTGTTCTGAACTTGGGTGTTGCGATGAAAAATTTATTAATGCACTTGTAGTTTGGGCTGAAATTATTCGTAAAACATTTGATGAAGGTGGAGTTGATGAAGTTATTTCTACTCGTCGTTTGGTTCACATTATCCGTGCTTACAGTATTTTTGGTAATGAATTAAAATCAATTAATGTTTGTTTGAATAGATTTGATGAAGATACAAAACAATCTTTCTTAGATCTTTATGATAAAATTGTGGTTCCGGATGAAGTTGAAACCGAAGCTTGACAAGGGGCTTAATACCTTGTATAATCAACGGGGAGAAATCCCCTCTACTAATTATGAAATAGCTATGGCTTGGAAATACAATGAAGAAGAACTTCTGCAAGAGTTACGTGATTACATTTCTGGAACTTATGGACAACACTATTCTGCTGGAAACGACAGTATTCAAACGTTAGATCTAATTGAAGCATGTGGAGACGCTGAGGCATTCTGTCGTAGTAACATCCTAAAGTATGCTTCACGATATGATCGTAAGGGAACTGCTCGACGTGATATAATTAAAATCTTACACTATGGTCTTCTCCTTCTACACTTCTCTGACAAAACTTCTGTACGCGAAACCTACCCACAATAATTATGAACATTTCTCCAGAAACTCTTACCATTCTCAAAAACTTTTCCAACATCAATTCTTCATTGGTTGTTAAACAAGGAAATATTTTGAGAACTATTTCTCCTGCTAAAAACATTCTTGCTAAATTTGAATGTCCAGAGTCTTTTCAAAATGACTTTGCTGTATATGATTTGAATGAATTTCTTGGTAGTCTTTCTCTCTTCAAGGATCCAGACTTTGATTTTTCTGATACATCTTATCTTCACATCACGAACGATAAATTTAAATTTAAATATTTTTTCTCCGATCCTAGTGTGATCACTGCACCACCAGAAAAAGATATTGAACTTCCTTCTGTTGATGTTGAGTTTACTTTGACCGAAGAAGTTTTGTCTTCAGTACTTCGTGCTGCAAGTATATCCCAATTACCAGATCTTTCATTAGTTGGTGAAAAAGGTAATATAAATCTTGTAGTTCGTACAAAGAATAATGATACTTCCAACCAAGCTTCGTTGGAAGTTGGTAAAACTAGTAGTGAGTTTTGTTTCAACTTTAAAGTAGAGAACCTTAAAATTCTTCCGGGAGTATATACTGTGCAGGTATCTACTGCAAATATTTCTAAGTTTACACATGATAAGTGGAACTTATCTTACCTTATTGCTTTAGAACCCGACTCTACTTTTAATTGATAATGAGTGATTTTATTTGGGTTGAAAAATACCGTCCTACTAAAATTGAGGATTGTATTCTTCCCGAGAGTATCAAAACTACTCTACAAAGTTTTGTTAAACAGGGGGAAGTTCCAAACCTCCTCCTTGCCGGACCTCCTGGTGTCGGTAAAACTACAGTTGCAAAAGCTCTTTGCAATGAACTTGGTGTTGATTTTTACGTAATTAATGGATCTGACGAAGGACGATTTCTGGACACGGTACGGAACCAAGCAAAGAATTTTGCGACGACCGTATCACTTCAAGCAAATGGAAAACCAAAAGTTATCATCATTGATGAGGCAGATAACACAACCAATGATGTACAACTCCTCTTACGGGCAAACATTGAGGCGTATCATAACAACTGCAGATTCATCTTTACCTGCAACTACAAAAACAAAATCATTGAACCTCTCCATTCCCGATGTGCAGTCATTGACTTCTCAGTCAACGGAAAAGAAAAGACAGTTATTGCGGGGCAGTTTTTCAACCGTATCAGGTCTATACTTGAGGAAGAATCTATTGTATATGATCCTAAAGTTGTTGCCGAATTAATTAAAAAGTTTTTTCCTGATTGGAGAAGAGTATTAAACGAACTGCAAAGATATTCTTCTGTTGGTAATATTGACACAGGAATTCTTACCTCAGTCTCGGAAGTTAACCTAAAAGATCTTGTCTCTAATATGAAGAGTAAAGATTTTGGTAAGGTAAGGAAATGGGTTGTGGAAAACCTTGATAATGATCAGAGTACAGTATATCGTAAAGTGTATGATACAATGTATACTGCTTTAGAATCTGCATCAATTCCACAAGCAGTTTTAATTTTTGCTAAATATCAATATCAGTCTGCATTTGCTGTTGATCCAGAAATCAATACGCTTGCATGTATGACTGAACTAATGTGTGATTGTAAATTCAAATGAATGTAAAACTAATTCGTATGTCTTCTGGTGAAGATGTTGTTGCTACTATCGTTGATGAGACTGATAGTGTATTAAAAATAGAGGATGCTATTGTAGCAATTCCTACAGGTGAGGGTAAACTTGGGTTTGCTCCTTGGTCTCCTATTGTATCAAGATCAGATAAAATTTTACCTGTAAATAAAAACTTTGTGGTTTATGTTGCAGAGGTTGCAGAAGATATTGTAAATCAATACAATCAAATGTTTAGTAAAATTGTAACCCCCGCCAACAAATTAATTGTCAAATGATTGAACTAACTCCCTGGAAAACTATCTGGTGTCGATTCAGTGACTATCATAAATTTTGTGATGTTGTTGGTATGAAAGGTAGTGTCTATGGTCTTGTTTGGAATAAATCAAAACCAGAAGATTATCAATTGCCGTATGAATTCAAAGGATGTGTTTATATCGGAGAATCTGGCGGCAATTATTTCGATAAACAGAATGGTATAAAGGGTAAATTCAGAAGTCATCTTCACAAGAGAATGACCACACATCACAAACCTCTTACTACTGGTAAAACAATCGAGAGAAAATATCAACTCTTTATTGATGCATATGGGTATGGAGACTCTGTGTTGAATGGTGGTGTCTTTGAGGATGTACTATGGTTGGGACTAACCTTACCAAGGAAATCTCTTCCTGATAATGCCATGAAAGGTTGGCAAATAATGGAAGAGCATAGACAAATTCTTGGTTATACATTAAAATATGGATATTCACCTCTGATGAATGTTGAAGTTGATGGGAAAGGTAGGAATGAAAAGTCTTACTCTACATCAATGTTACAGACACAAAATGCTCTAGAAAAACTATACCAATGATTCTTAGTCCAGAAGATACTCTATACGCATACGGTAAGATTAATGAAGCTTACGGTTCTATCAACCGTATTGATGATTTCTTTCGTATGAAAAAAATTGAACGTATTAAAGAGATTCCACCAACTCTCTTTGGACTGTCTCATGAAGATGATTTGTTTCAGGATTTCTCCATGCATCCTGAGGACATGAACTTTCGTATTGTTCAACCAGATCATAGCACGTTCAATACTCTTCTGGAAATGACTGCATCATTTACCTATGAGGAAGCACCTGGTAAAGAGATGAAACTGATGATCCAGGAGACCACTACAGGCACCGCTGTAGGGTTCATCAAACTGGGTTCTCCCATCATCAACTCCAAACCCCGTAACGAGTGGTTAGGAGGGGTTCCAGACCTCACCATCTTTAATAAGCGTGCGATCATGGGATTCATCATTGTTCCCACTCAACCGTTTGGGTTCAACTATCTTGGTGGTAAACTTCTATCATTGATCTGTTGTAGTCATGAAGTTCGTGAGATGTTAAACAAAAAATATAATACAGAAATGTGTTTGTTTGAGACAACATCGTTGTATGGTAATATAAAAGGAACAAGTCAATACGATGGTTTAAAGCCATATCTTCGTTATCGTGGAGATACAGAATCTAAATTTCTGTTGACTCTTCCAGACTTCATCTATCATGATCTGAGTAAGTGGTTTATTGAGAGGAATGGTGGTCCTTTGATTCATAAAGGTGCTTCTAGTCGCAAACTCAAAATTCAAACCAAGATGATTTCTATCATCAAGAATTCACTCAAACAATATTACCCAGATTTATATACAGAGTTTGTTGCATTCATTAAATCTAAACAGGATGTGACAACACAGAAACGTTTTTATATGTCTGACTATGGATATGAAAATGCTAAAGACGTTATACTTGGTAAAACTGAAACACTAATTCCAAACAAACAAAACTTTGATAAATTTTATCTAGAAAATATGGTACAATGGTGGAAACGAAAAGCTTCTAATCGTTACCAAAAACTTGTTAGTGAAAATTATCTGAGAACAGATATTGAAGTTTGGAATTCTAATACTATGAACACTATTGACATTATCAGATGACTCTTACCAAATTTTATACAGACCAAAAATATGAAAAGACTATACGAATTTTAGTTTATCCAAACATTACGTTTTCTACGGATTTAATGAAGGATAGTTATATTCAAGTGATCGCAAATATGATCACTGAGCTTAATAAAATTCGTACTGATTTATTTTTTTATCTGGTCCTTCCAGAGTTTTTGGAGATACTAAATTTTCCTAATACTAAATTTATTACTATGAAAGTACCAACGTATCCCCCTACAATGCGTTCGCACTTTGATGTAAATTATTTCAAGAAACTAGTTACTCATGATCTTGATATTGATCTAGTATTCTCACATCTTCCAGAACATACTCATGCAATTAAAAATGTAATTAGTAATGTAACACACCACAGCCCTTCTTACTTTGGATACTGTCATTGGTTTGATCTCAAAGAAGTTGTTGCTTGGAGTCAACCAAGTTTTAATCAAAATATTCTTGGTCTCCTTGAGATGCAACGTTGTTATCTGAATACACAAAGTCAAAAAAATCTTGTATTGAATCAAGCTTCTGAAGTATTTAATAAAGGAACTATTTCTAAACTTGATGATATTTTAGTTCCTCACTACCCTGGTGTTAAAGAGTATAATATTGTAGAACCAAATAAAAATACTGATAAACTAATAGTCTTTAATCATAGACCTGATACTTATAAAGACTTTGGTAACTTTATGAAAATTCTAGAGTCTCTCCGAAAAGTCAGACAAGACTTTACCGTATGGATACCATTGTTACAAAAATCAAATAAAAGTTGGATTACTACGGGGAGGTTTAATAAAGAACGTTACTATGAAACGCTACAACAATGCCGAGTAGGTCTTTCTCCTAAACAAGTTTATGGCGGATGGAGCGTTTCAACGACTGATGGTATTATGAATGGATGTCCATATATTATGTACGATGCTGATTATTATCAGGAACT